TGGTTTGGCTAAAATTGATTTACTTAAAGCGGGTATTTCTGAACTTGATATGGATCAAGATATTGAAGATATTGATTACTCTGAAGCTGAGAAAAAAACCCTTAATAAACCTTTTAGGTTAAAAGACGGCAAGAAAAAGTTTGGAGTGTATGTGAAAAACCCTAAAACTGGTAATGTCATCATGGTGAAATTTGGTGATCCTAATATGGAAATCAAAAGGGATAATCCAGATCGTAGGCGCAGTTTTAGAGCTAGACATAAGTGCGATACAGCGAAAGACAAAACAACGCCTCGCTACTGGAGTTGTAAGTTCTGGTCTAAAAAGCCTGTAAGTTCAATGGCTTCAGCAGAAGCTATAGAATGGGATGACGATGAGGTCTTAAGTGAGTGGTCTTGGAGTGATGATGGTTTTGCTGAATATGAAGAGATCATTATGGATTCTCCAGATCTAAAGTTGGTTGAAGAAATTGTTGAAGAAGATGGGATATAAGATATAATCCCTCGTTAGATGAGGGTATTATTTATTTCCGACTTTACGCTAGAAGATAATTCTGGTGGCGCACAAGTCAGTAATCAGATCCTGATAGACAAAGGCCGAGAACTTGGCCATGAGATAAAGGAGCATAGCTATAGATCATCAGCTACCGATTTTCTTTCTTCTTATGATTTAGTTGTAAATTCTAATCTGGAAGTGATAAGTAGAATTACTCCAGAAAAAATGCCCTTGATCTTAAGGATGCCTAATTCAGTTAGGCTTGAGCATGACTCCTGTAGTTATCTAACTGACGACCTTAGAGAACAGTTATTCAGTAAAGCTGAAAAAAATTTCTTTTTAAGTGATTATCATTTAGAGTTTTTTCGAAACCTATATGGGGACTACTTTCATGATGTGGAGATAAATTATGACCCTATTGATACTTCACTATTTACTAAATCTAAAGACTGCAAAGAGTATGATGTAGTTTATTGCGGTTATCTACACCCGCTAAAAGGCTTTAATAAGCTATTAGACTTTGCTAAAACAAATCCCGACAGGCGAGTAGATGTATTTGGATGGGGCGAAGCTTCTGCCGATCATTTTTTTAAAGATATTAAAAACATTAAATATCACGGATTGCTATCCCATAATGAAGTCTCAGAAGTGTTTAAGAAATCTAAAGCTTTATTCCATTCTCCGATAGTAAACGAGCCTTTTTGTCGAATGGTCGGTGAAGCATTATTATGTGGCATCGATGAGATTATAGGTGACACATCAAAGATAGGGGCTTATAAAGAGTTCAGTAAGGTCGGTTACGATAAATTTAAAGAGGGTTGCGAGAACGCGGCTTTTAAATTCTGGGAAAAAACAGATGAGACTATATTCACAATATAGAGAAGAATCAGTTATTGATTCTTTTTTTAATAAAAAAACGAAAGGCTTTTGTGTCGATATCGGTGCGGCAGATGGCACACGTTATTCTAATTCTAGGTATTTGATTGAATCGTTAGATTGGTCCGCAGTTTTAGTAGAACCACATCCAACATTTTTTGACCAACTGGAATTGTTATATAAAAATACAGATAATGTTATATTGTTAAATATGGCAGTGCATAAAAAAACAGGTAAATTACCATTTTATGTATATGGTCATGATGAACACGCACAAGTATCGACTCTTTCTGAATCTTTTAAAGAACGAGTCATAAAAATTCATGGGAATAAGTATGAAGATGAACCCACATTAGTAAATGTGGAACCATTAAAAAATATATTAAAAGACCTACCATTTGTAGATTTTCTATCTATCGATTGTGAGGGCGTAGATATGGAAGTATTGAAATCGAATGATTGGGATTTATATAGACCTAGTTTAGTATGTGTAGAATCTTCTATGCCAGAAAAAGAAGTCATAGAATTTATGTCTTCTGTTGATTATGAATTGTACCATAAAACGACAGGGAATATATTCTTTGTAAAGATAAATCAACTTTAATGATGGACTTTATACAGTAGTCATGTTTTTATGCGGAACATATTTTAAGCACCAATGTAGCTTACAGTTAACAGATTATAAGAACTCTAGAGATTCTCTTTTTGTAAACTACCAAGATAAAACTTTAGATAATAATTTGGTATTTTGTAAGCCTGAATACTTAAGCTTGTTAAGGACTTATGTAAATATAGGATCTGTTCGGCTACCAGAAGAATTTGATTTGGTAACTCATAATTCAGACATAAATTTTACCCTCGAAGAAATAGATTATGTTTTAGATTTATTTCCAAATATTAATAAGTGGTATACTCAAAATTTGATATTTAATCATCCTAAGTTGCGGCCTATACCTATTGGCATAGCTAACCCAAAATGGTCGCATGGTAATCAATCTAGATTCTCTGAAATTATAAGTGAACAACAAGAAAAAACGGAAAAAGTTTATGTAAACTTCAATGTCTCGACAAATCCTACTGCTAGATATGACTGCTTAAATAAAATAGGCGATCAATACCCGATTCAAAATAAAAAAAACTACCCCAACTCTGCTTCTATACGAGACCATGATTTATTTGTTGATTCGACTCAAAAAGATTATTTAAGAAATATAGCTAAGTCTTGTTTTACAGTATCCCCAGTTGGTAATGGAGTAGATTGCCACAAAACTTGGGAAGCCCTTTATATGAAAAGTATTCCTATAGTCACTAGATGGCATGGGGCAGAAAAGTTCAAAGAGATGGGGATACCTATGATTATTATAGATGATTGGTCTGAATTAAAAGATTTACATCTTACGGTTGATCTTTATAAAAAAGTCTGGGGTGATTTCGGTATAGAAACTCTGAACTTTAATTTATTTAAATGATATGGATTATTTAAAAATAAACTTTGTAGATTATTGGCCTGGGTATGATAAAAGTAATAATTATTTTTATCACTTATTATCCACTAAGTATAATGTTATTATAGATGAAGAAGATCCTGATTTATTATTTTTCTCTGTAGATTACGGTAATGTAGGGGAAAGAGATAAATATCTAAACCATAGATGTAAAAAAATCTTCTACACTGGAGAAAGTGTCTCTGCTAATTTCGAATCAGATGAATCTATAAAAATAAAAAATCATCAAGCAAGTTATAGTATTGGCAAATGTGATTATGCTTTCACGTTTGATTTCTCTAAAAATAAGCTGCAATATAGATTGCCTATTTGGGTCTTGTATATAGATTGGTTTGATAAAAAAACATACGGGAACCCTGAGTTTATACTTAAACCTGAGTCCATAGATAAAAATAATTTCATATCACACGAAAAAAGTAAATTTTGCGCTATGGTATTTAGTAATCCTACTCAACAAAGGGTAGATACTTATAATTTGTTTTCAACTTATAAGAAAGTGGATGGGTTTGGAAAACCATTTGGAAATTGGACTGATGGTGAGAGCGTCAAATATAATAATCTCAAAAACTATAAATTTTCTGTTTGTTATGAAAACCGTTTGTATGCTGGATATTATACAGAAAAACTTTTTCACGCTAAAACAGCTGGAAATGTTCCTATATATTATAGCGACGAAAAAGTCTCTAACGATTTTAACGAAAAATGTTTTATTAATATGAACGATTACCGATCACTAAATGATCTTTTTGAGTATGTAAAAAAAGTGGATAAAGATAAAGAGTTATATAACTCTTATGCGAAAGAGCCATTATTTAAGGAGGGCATAATTAAGGATGAATTTTTGCCGAATTCAGTTTTAAAGTTTTTTTCAAATACTATATTAAAATCATGAATGTCGAAAAAATATATGTAATACATTACTCTAAATTAAGAGACAGAAAAGAACGTTTAGAATCTCAGTTTAAACACTTAGGTATAGATGTAGAATATATAACCGAGTTTGACCAAGAAGATCTAAATGATGAATTAATTGATTCTTACTATGACTCTTCGAAAGAAGCATACGATAAAAAAATACATCCAACTTATGGATATAGATCGACTCCCCATCGTATTTTGAATAAAGCAGAAATCTCCTGTACATTAAAGCATAGGTTGGGCATTCAAAAAATAGCTGAAGAGTGTGATGATTATGGGCTTATTTTTGAAGACGATGTGGTTTTTGTGGAGAATTTTGTAAACAATTTTAATGATTTTTTGGAATCAACGCCAGATGACTGGGATGCTATTTTTATGGGGAGCTGTGCTGGGTTAAGAGTTCCTTCTCAATTAATCAAAAAAGACATAAACTCTTATAAAGTAGATCACCCAGCCTCAAAAGGAGGAGACTCTTATTTAATTAAAAAAGAATTAGCTAAAAATATTTTTGAGACTATGGACACATTTGTTACTATAAGTGATTGGGAATTAAGTTACCAATTAAAATTACATAATGCCAATGTATATTGGTGGGAGCCTCCGTTGGTCGCTCAAGGTTCAGAATTAGGAATCTATAAATCAACATTAAGATAAAATGCAAAATATGGATATACAAGACGTAATAAAAAAAAATAGGGAGACTCTGAGCTGTGTAGATTGCTTCATCACCGATGAGGATTATGATAATAGCCTAGATAATTACGGGTTACCTTCGCATGTTAGGCACTTAATTGATCTACCTATCGATAAAAATTTAACATACGTCGATGTTTTGATGTTTTTGAAGGGCCAATTAAAAACGGGAAACCCTAAATATGTAGAAATAGGAGTATCTGTTCTCAAGACTTTTTACCAAGTCTCTAATTTTCTTGAAGATTCTGAATTATATGCATTTGACATCAACAAAATAAATCCAAGCATTGCAAAAAAATTCGATCTTAAACAAAAGGGGGATCAAGTCAACAAATATAATTATAACGGCAATAAGATAACTCACTTTAAAGGGGATGTGTTTAAAAAAGAAGATTTTGATTTGTTTAAAAAAGAAGTTGATGGACGGGTGAATATAATTTTTTCTGACGCTCATCACACAGGGGAGGGATTAAGGGCAGAATATGACTCTTTTATTAAGGACGGTTTATCTGATGATTTTATTTTATATTATGATGACCTCCAAAATCCACCTATGCAAAAAGTTTTTTTAGAAATTTGTCAAGAACATCAACAAAAAAACCCTTCTACAACAGGTGCGTTTTTAAAAGTTAATGGCTGGCTAGGTCAACATGAAGATTCTCACGTCAATGGTATTATTACTTCTATTGATATCCGCAACGTCTTCCCTTTTATTAACTATATTTAATTCAAGAGTATATGAAATATTTGATCAACTACGCTAATAAAGGGTTTTATAATTCTCAAAAAATAAATTCTATTTCGGGTATATCTGCTGGTTTTGATTCAGTTATCCAGTATAGGGAGAAAGATATAGAAGAGGGATTCGCAGAGGAAAATCATAAAATTTTGGATCAAATACGTGGCGCTGGTTACTGGCTATGGAAACCCTATTTCATTTTGAAAACCATGAAGGATACTAAAAATGGAGATATAATATTTTATTCAGATAGCGGTTCTCGTTTCGTAAAGCAAATGGACCCTATTCTAGGGAAAATAGAAGAATCTGATAAAGGGGTTTCAGTTTTTGAAATGTCTGGACATCATAAAGAAAATAAATACTGCAGAAAACAAGTAGCTCAAGAATTAGTTGGTTGCGATAAAGCTATGATGGAAAGCGATCAAAACATGGCGAGTTTTGTAGGGATACGTAATTGTTCGGAGGCATTTAATATAATTAATAAATGGTTAAGTCTCTGCAAAAAAGAACATCTTATCACAGATTTACCAGCTCAAAAAGATGAGTTTCCTATGTTTAAAGAGCATCGTCACGATCAAACTCTCCTAAGTCTTTTGAGCAAGAAATTGGACTTGGATACTATCGCTGACCCATCTCAATGGGGACTCATTCATAAACAAACAGAAGAAAAAGATTATTTTATTGACCACCATAGAGGTAGAGAGTAAGAGACATTTAATTAGACATAATATAAAGACATGAATAATCTGACAGAGACTTATTACGGGAAAAAGATAGACCATATGAACATATTGAATATTGAAGATGCTAAAAAATGGCTTAATGGTCGGCAATGCATAGTTGTTACTGGCGTTACTGGTCAGGATGGTAGCCACATGGTTGATTACTTATTAAAACAAACAGACTATATCGTTTTCGGCTGTGTTCGTAGATTAAGTGTTTATAACCACAAGAATATTTGTCATATTAGTGACGAGAGATTTAAATTGATAAATTTTGACTTAACTGACACTAATCTAATTTCAAGAACTATAGAGTCTTTGAAGCCTAAATATTTTATCAATCTAGCTGCTCAAAGCTTTGTCGGCAGCAGTTGGGATTTCGCTTTACAAACTTGGGAAGCTAACTGCACTTCTATTTTGAATATCCTTGAAGCCATAAGAATTCATAATCCTAAGTGTAGGATTTATCAGGCTGGTTCATCAGAGGAGTTCGGAGATGTCGTCTCTTCTCCTCAAGACGAACTCCATCCTCCTCGCCCTCGCAGCCCATACGGTGCGTCTAAATCTGCTTCAAGGCAGCTTATAAAGGTATGGAGAGATTCTTATGGTCTTTATGCTATCCAAGGTTGGTTATTTAACCATGAAGGGACTCGCCGTGGAGAAGAGTTTGTCACTCGTAAGATTAGTACGAATGTAGCTAGGATAAAAAACGAATACCCAAGCGGAGATTTCTTTCCTTTAGAATTAGGTAATATTGATTCAAAAAGGGATTGGAGTGATGCCGAAGATTTTGTAGAGGGAATTTGGTTGATGCTTAATCAAGAAGAGCCAAAAGAATATGTTCTTTCTTCTGACGAGACGCACTCTATTAGGGAGTTCGTCGAAGAGGCTTTCAACTTCGCAGGTTTTGCGGTAGAAGAATGCGAGTGGGTAGGTAAGGGCGTGGACGAAAAATACCTTCACGAAGGAAAAGTCTTGATGCAAATCAATCCAGATTTCTACCGTCCTGCTGAAGTAGAGTTGTTATGGGGTAATTCGTCAAAGGCCCGTATAGACTTAGGCTGGAAGCCTAAAAGTAGTTTTCTTGATTTAGTCAAAAAAATGGTTGACCATGATTTGGCCCACAGCTAGTCTGTGGCGTGAGTAAGCCTAAACCTCTTAACAAGAGGGAGATAATCTTCCGATTAATCGAAGTCCCCGATAAGGGGAGGAGAGTCTTTTTCGCGAGGGAGATGAAGATGCTTAACGATTTGTGTGATCGTTATTCTCAGGAATTCATGTCCATTGTCTCCTTCGGTAAGAAGTTCGATTCGTTAGCTTATCTAGTTAGTGACAAGCTGAAAGGAACTCTCGCCGAAAAATTCAGAGCTTTCAATTTTACAGTTGACTTATCTAAGTATGAGACTTATGATATAGGTGATAAAGTGGGTCCAGATGGTGATGTATCCCGCACCAAGAAAACAATAAAAGACTTTTTAAATGAGTGACAGTATAAATCCAACAGGTATCCTTAATAATTTTCTTAAGGCAAACAAGAGCGACCATTACAACTTCGAAGAGACTATAGAGTATAAGGTCTCTAGTGGCTCACTTCAATTCGATATGCATCTCGGCGGTGGATTCGGACCTGGGTTACATCGTTTTACAGGCATCAACGAAGGGGGGAAAACATCTGAGTCTCTAGAAGTCATGAAAAACTTTCTGAAGACAATCCCGAAAGCTAGAGGGGTTTACATTAAGGCCGAAGGCAGACTAAGCCCTGAGATGCAGAAAAGAAGTGGTGTCAATTTCGTTAATCAGGACGAATGGGAAGAAGGGACTTGCTTTGTTTACGAAAGCAACATCTACGAATCAGCGATGAGTTTAATCAAAGAGCTTATCACTAATAATGAAGAAAAAAATCTATATTGTTTTATTGTTGATTCGGTTGACGGCTTGATTAAGCGCGATGATAATGCTAAAAGTTTTGATGATGCCAACAAAGTCGCAGGAGGGGCATTGATAGCTTCCGACTTCTGCAAAAAAACTAGCGTAGCTCTAGGAAAGCGTGGGCATATGGCTATTTTTATTAGTCAAGTTAGGGCTGATATTAAAATAGACCCCTATTCAAAAAGCCCGATCCGACAAACTACAGCCACAGGGGGAAATGCATTATTGCACTTCGCTAATAACATTTTAGAGTTTGAAGCAAGATTTAAAGGTGATCTCATCTTGAAAAACCCCGCTATCAAGACTATCGACCCGAAGAAGAATCCTATTATCGGTCATATCGCAAAAGTCACGATTAAAAAATCAGCAAACGAGAATACGAACACTACAATTCCATATCCAATTCGTTATGGGAGGACTGGCGGTAATTCAATTTGGGTAGAAAAAGAAATTATTGACATGCTGTATGGTTGGGAGTTCATCACTAAAGCGGGTGCGTGGTTAAAAGCTACTGATGATTTTATGGAGCTTCTGGCTACTCAAGATTTTGCCTTCCCAGAAAAGTTTCAAGGAGAAGCTAAATTGTTTAAACATATTGAGGAAGATAAAGAGCTTAGTTCATTCCTTATCAAATATTTTAGAGAGCAAGTGGCAGCTGTCGGAGTATGAAGTTTTTCGATGTAAACGGCAAAGAGAGAAACCTCAAGAACGCTAAAAAATATTTAATCGATTGGGAAAAACCAAGTCGTAGCAAGTTCCAAACTTCGGTGAAGATTTTCCTTTACGATTATTGGAAAAACGATATAGTGTTCGAAGAGTTCAGAGTGGTAGGGAGCAGATTGTCTCTGGACTTCTATAATGCTAATAAAAAAATAGCTGTAGAAGTCCAAGGCGCTCAACATACAAAGTTTGTAAAATTCTTCCACAAGAACCGTTTCAAGTATGCGGAGCAATTAAAAAGGGATATGCAAAAGTTCGATTTCTGCAAAGTCAACGAAATCAAACTGGCTGAGATTTATCCTCAAGACGAAATACAAGCTTCCGTATTTAATAATCAAGATATTTATTTATGAATTTACCAGATGGCAGTGAAAATCCTGAGTTTTGTATTCCCATCGAAATGGTGGAGAAGATTTATGAACTATCGGGAGGTGTAGACAAATACAAAGGGGTCATAATGGCTGTTTCCTCAGAGAATGGCAAACCTTTGGTTTATTGCAAATTTGATTGCAGTATGACAGAATTTGCGTTAACAAAAGCTTTAGAGGATCATTTGGAGCGTCCGCCTAAAGAAGTAAGTGAAGAAGAACTTTAAAAGATGATATACAATTTTGAACTAGAAAAGCAGTTGCTAGCGGGTTTACTCAAGGAGCCTGAGCGTTTGGCTGAGATATCCAACTTTATAAGCAACTCAGATTTCTATTCTAAGCAAAGCTCTCTTCATTCTGCTATTTTCCGCATTATCCGACAAGCTATTGATGCTGGAGATGAGATAGACGAAGTCATTATAGCTCAAAGGGTTAACGATATTGGTTTATCATTTGAAGACAATTTGAATCCTTCAGATTATATTAAGTCTCTGTCTCTGAGGAAAGTCCCAGAAGGCAATATCTTAAAAACAGCCAAGGAGCTAAAGAAGTATACTATACGTAGGGAAATTTTTGAGTCTTCTCAGGAGATAGCCAAGAAGATGAAGAACATCGCTCCAGAATCCTCTTACAGGGAGATTATAGAGCTAGCTGACAATGTATACAATTCTCGCATAAACCTCTATGAGATAGGCAATGACACGCCAGAAAACATCTATGAGGAGATGGAGGCTCTAGTGGAGGAGAGGGGTAATAATCCAGTCACTGAATTTGGCATGATGGGTCCACATGAGAAGATTAATGACATCTATGGTTCATTGTTAAGGGCTGGTAACATTACTGTGATTGTGGCTCGATCTGGAGTAGGTAAGACTCAATTCTGCATGGATTATTCTACCAAAGTTAGCCTGAAGTATGATGTTCCAGTTTTACATTTCGATAACGGTGAGATGAGCAAAGAAGAATTGATCATGCGTCAATGCGCGGCTTTATCGGGAGTGTCTATGCACTTATTGGAAAGTGGCAAATGGCGGAATGCAGGTCAGGAGGTAGTCGAAAAGGTCAGATCTGTTTGGCCCAAAATTAGTAAATTAAAATTCTATTACTATAATGTCGGTGGGATGGATGTTGATTCAATGGTTAATACTCTAAAAAGGTTTTACTATGCGAAGGTAGGGAGAGGGAATCAAATGGTCTTTTCTT